AGACGCTTCTACTGCAGCTGTTGTAATAACTGATTTTGAATACGGAGTAGCTGGACAAGTTATCCACATGGTAGTTAAAACACCAGATGCAGACAATACAGTTACGATTACAGATACTTCAGGAAGCAATCAAGAATTATATAATCATAGTGAAGCTGATTATGTATTTGCAGTTACAGAAAGGGGCGGATTTACATTTATCTGTGATGGTTCAAATTGGTATGATGTAAGCCATGCTAAGCACGTTTAGGAAGAAAGATGTCAAATACCCACAAGTTATTTAAACAATTACACCAATAACCCTAATTCTATACATTAAATGTAAGAAACACATCTTTTGCTGTGTGTGAAAGCAACAGCGATCCTTCGGGATTCGGCGTGCGATGGAAGTCGCATTTTGGTTGATACAGGGTCTACGGATCATGCCAACAACACCAGCCCGCGCGCAGCCAATAGGTATCACAAAGTAGCGTCAGAAAAAATTTGGGGCTGCCTGCAATAAATTACTAAATAAGCAGGGTCACTGTGTGCTTTGTGTTTTTTACGAAAACCCGCTTCTTCTCTATTACAAGTCTTCTATATAAAAATATAAAAAGAAACATGTGTTAATAAAAAAGAAACAGTAACTAGTAATTAATAAAAACAAAAGGTTTATATATATGTTAGTAATTAATAAGAAAAGAATGGCATTAAAAGAACTATTGGATGAAATCAAGAGGTTGAAGAAAATACATAATGAAACTAGTTCAGATTGGAGTCAACATCCTGAATATTGTAAATTAGAAGGCATAAAAGAAACTGTTGAAGCTGTTGATGAATATATAAGTTTACATCCTCAAGTATGGAAACAAATCAAAGAGGAACTTAATGGCAAGAACTAAAGAGTATATGAAGAAGCAGGAAGCAAGGATCATCATTTATCTAAGCGGCGCTGCTGAACCAATGAAGCATGGCACAGGAATATCATTTAAGCTAGTGATAGACTATGCTTATGTGATGAAGCTGACTCAAAGTATGTTCAATAAAGGCTGGCTGAGAACTCACAGATACCAGGGAACAACTTACTTCAGCCTGTCCGACGTCGCGCCAATCAAGATAGCCAAAGACAGACTAGCCAATGAGCAAGTACAGCTGAAGACAGAAGTCACAGGTTTTGAAAAGGATGATGTTGCTTAATGACGATTGATAAGCTTAAGAGAGTATTATGGAGACTACAGGAAATGGCTACTGATGAACCTAATGTCTATACTAATAAACAGATCAGGCTTGCGATCATGGAAGAGATCGGGACTGACAAAAGAACTATCGAGACCAACATAATGCACATGAGAGAGCTCAAGTTATTGACACCAGCTGGCATGGGTAAGATGAGGGCAACACAGCTCCATGACTAATCAGCACTCATGCACAAATGTTGACACCAACATCAGAAAGCCTGGTGTCAAGATAGTCCCGAGCTAGGGAGATCATGCGTAACAATTTAGTCCCTAAATTGACACAAGATCTCAATGGCTCGGGACTACGCCAAGCACTATATGGTGCTTCTGGCGACTACGGCGCCGTCGAGATGTAGCAAAGAAATATAACTCATCAAAGGGATGAGTAAGTAAGTTATATGATCATCGTTCGATGATCAATGGATAGATATGGGGAGGACACCTCCCTTACCCCACCGATAGAGGCTCGCTTCGCTCGCCTCAAACACAACACACATCGAGTCTAAAAGGTTATGTGTGTTGTGTAACACCACCCGTTGAGACAAATTTTATCCCCATGCAAAAACGGTGCCAGTCGCTAAAAAAATCAAAGATTTTTTCTATACGCTTTGTGTCCCTCAAGAGGCGTGTCGAAATAGAAGATATGAAAATTTTTTGACTATGACTTTGAATCACGAAATAAATCCTGACCGGAATCGCTCACGAGGGAGAGAATCATTTATCGAGGAGGTAATCAACCATGGAAGAAATAAAACTAGAATTGATGGATTGGAAGGCAATGGAGAGAGAATCAGAAACAGCAATCAGGGAACATCTGGCAGTCCTAAGATTGCATGAATTGGCGAGGATGGAAGCTAAGAAGATGATAAAAAGTTATAAAAAAGGCAAAACGTCAGAAGAAGAAGATGAAATAGCGATGAAGAACTCGTCAACTAAATAATGGAATTCGACCCCTGGCAGCAAGAGATAATAGATCACGAAGGATCCCTAACGCTAGTCTCGGGTCGGCAAGTTGGCAAGAGTACGACAGTTGGCCGCCGAAGAGCCAAGCTAATGTTGGAATATCCTGGCTCTATTTCTTTGATCATAGCCCCAGCGCAAAGGCAAAGCTCACAGTTGTTTATAAAAACCATGAGCTGGCTGCAGATAGAACACACAAAGGCCATAGAAGCCGCTGGCGGCTTCAAACCAGACCCACAGGTATCTCAACGTAGGAACATGGAACTTCGTCGATTGTTCGAACATAAACATGGCATATTTGCAGAACAACCAACTAAAACATTAGTAACGCTGAAAAATGGATCCATGTGCTGGTCGTTGCCAGCCGGAAAGACAGGAACCTATCTCAGAACATTCGCTCTTGACTTCTTAGATGTAGATGAGGCCGCTTATGTTCCAGAACCCGTGTACACAGCAATAAAACCCATGCTTGCGGTCGCCGCCAAAAAGGGCCTGGGCTGGGAGACTTTCTTAAGTACACCTTTTGGAACAGGCGGTTTCTTCCATGACGCTTGCGAAAGTGAGGACTATAAACATTTCTACAAAAGCTCAGAAGATTGTGATAGGATCCCTAAAGAGTTTTTACTAAAAGAAAGAAAGAGATTATCAAAAAGAGAATACGCCCAGGAGTGGCAGGGCAAATTTGTAGATGAATTTCACCAGCTATTTCCAACAGCCCTGGTCAAGAAAAGGATGACATTTATGAGGTGGTCTCATGCAGAAGATTATAAGCATGGCAAAAAATATTATCTCGGGGTTGATCTCGCTGGCCCTGGAAAAGATGAGAATGCTTTTGTTATTGCTGAAATGGACGGCAAGAAAGTTAAGATCGTCAAAGCAGAAGTTGACGAAGAAAAGAACACATTAAAGACCAGATATAAGATCGAGAGATTCGACAAGGGTTTTCACTTCGCTAAGATCTTCATTGATTCTGGAGGCTTCGGTTACGGCATTACAGAAGAAGTCAAGAGAACGCTGGGAAAGATGAGAGTTGTTGGCCTGGATAATTCAAAAAAAACAATAGATAAGGACGGAAGAAAAGGAAAGATCTTAAAAGAAGATCTATATTCCAATGCCTCGTCGCTGATGGAACAAGAGAACAAAATCGACATCATCAACAGCGAAAGATTGCTTAGATCTCTAAAAAGCATGACATTTGAGTACACAGAACACAAGAACTTAAAGATCTTCGGTAAATATTCGCACCTGTCAGAAGCATTCGTACGGGCTTGCTGGTGTGTCAAGGAACGAGGACTGGACATTTACATCCTTTAGCCAAAAGATTTAAATATTATTGAAACAAAGTTATGATTACTATGGAAATTATCAAGAGAATGAAGCTCACAGAAGACGCGATCACAAAACTAGCAAAAGATGCAGATAAATTAACAGCCGACCTGGAAAAACTAAAGGAGAAATAACACTATGGCACACACCGGAATATACGTCCCAACAATCTTAGAATTTCAATACAAATGTGGGATTGGCTCTTCGCCAGTTTCAACATCAGAAGCATACGCCAACAGTTTCATAGCCCAGGCAGAATCAGTTATCAACATGACGTGCAGAAAAGTATTTGCAGCAGATACAGCAGCATTCACAGCGCTCCCATCAACGACAAAAGGAATACTGACAGAAGTGACCAGCAACTTCGCCGCTATCTACGCAATAATGTACGACATGAGTGGATATTCTTCCAGGATCGAAGCAGAAGACATGATAAACATACTAAGGGATGGAGCGTTAAGAGGATTGAGCTTATTGAGAGCGCAGCCACAAAAAGACTTCCTGCCTAAAGGTACATTGTGATGGTAGAGCATGATTATAAAAACTTTCCAGAATTGACAGACAAACAGATAGAAGAGTTTGGTTTCACAAGCCCGCATAAACAGATAACAGAGGACTTTTTCGCAACTGTTGTCAAAGTACACGACGGAGATACTATCACAGTATCGACGGATTTCAGAGACTTTGAATTCCCGATAAGGTTTTTAGGGATTGACGCCCCAGAACTAAACACAGGAGAGCCAGGAAGAAGAGCGAGAGACTTTGTTAAAGACAGAATATTAAAACAAACTGTTGAGATAAAGATGGATAAGTATAACAGGGTCGGTAAATACGGCAGATTATTAGGGCGAGTCTTTCACATGGGTTCTGATGTAGGAGAAGATGAATTGAGATTAGCATTAGCATGGCCATTTGACAGAAGAAGAGAAGGAGAGTTGCCAGATATGAATAAAGAATTGATGATTGAAAAATGGCTATAAACGTACCAGGCGGAATATTGGAGCAGACTGATGTTAGAGAGACTATAACTAACACAGAAGAATCCTCAGTCAGATTCAATACAGTTTATGCAAGATTTGAAAGCAAACTTGCATTAGGGACTGGCTTAAAAGATTTATATATCAACCCAGAGGGTACAGAATTATATACCTGTGATGATGGCGACGATATTAAACAATGGACGCTAAGCACAAAATGGACACTAAGTACAGCTACTTTAACTCATACTTTAGACGTTAGCGGTAAAGAAACCGCATTGCTTGGATTGTTCTTCAAACCAGATGGTACAAAAATGTACACCTTGGGAGACGCAGGTAATAGCATAGATGAATATGACCTAAGCATACCTTGGGCTATTTCAAGTGCTGTTTATTTACAAGAATTAGACATAAGCGGTGAAGGAGCACTCCCAGGAGGGCTATTTATCAGAGAAGATGGGAAACAAGTATATACTAGGATGGACGCTGATAAAGTTGTGGCATACCACATAAGTACACCGTGGGATATTACTACAGCAGTAAAACAAGACGAGATTGCTATGCCTTTCACAGGGAGAGGATTGCATTTCAGTAGGGATGGTTCAACACTTTTCGCAGCTAACAATACCACAAATATTCAGATATGGACTATGACTTCTGTTTTCAGAATATCAACAGCTTCAGCAGATACAACATTTGAACTTCTGCCAAACGCTAACATTCAAGGAGTAAGATTTAGTCCAAATGGTACAAGAATGTACTTATTAAGTGCAACTGACGCTTATGAATACACAATAAAAAGAGGTTGGAGATAATGGGAGAACTAGACATTTCAAGCTCAACAGCAAGCGATATGGCTGCTGCCATGATTGATTTTAATGTTGAATCACAAAGCACAGACGGAGCCACAGGCGAGGGAGAAACAAGGTACCAAAATACAACCTGGACTGCCAACTTAGGTTATTATAAAAAGATTCCAGAATTGAAGATGGCTGTCGATACAAAAGCCAACTGGGTAATAGGAAACGGTTTTGAAGCTGACGAGAAAACAGAACTGTTGCTGATGTCAATAAAAGGCAACGGAAAAGACTCGTTCAATTCTATCCTGGAAAATATGGAAAGAACTGCTTATATAGGAGAAGACGCTTATTCTGAAGTGATCCGGGATGGTGAGGGACTACTGATAAACCTAAAGCCCCTATCACCGGATACTATTGTTGTCGTCCAGGATAACAAAGGGATGGTCAAGAGATACGAACAGATAACAAGAACTAAAGGAAAAGCAAATAAAAGATTTAAGCCAGAAGAGATCTTCGTACTAAGCCACAACCGAACAGCTGACGAGATACACGGAGAGAGTATAATCCCGGCTGTCCAATTGGTGATAGACGCAAGAAATGAAGTCATGCAGGATATGCGTACATTAATGCACCGCCATGTAAAACCAAGACTTATCTACAAACTAGCGGAAGATGATACGGATAAGGTCGCAGCGTTCAAGAAGAAAGAAGACGCTGCAAATGCAGGCGGAGAAAATATGTATATTCCGATGGGGGCAGTTGAGATAGAACCGCTAACAATAGCCCCAAATTCAACTCTAAACCCTCTGGCATGGATAGAGAATCTAAATAATTACTTTTACCAGGCTGTAGGCGTTCCCCAGATAATAGTCGGTAATGCCAAAGCATTCACAGACGCAAGCGGCAAGATTGTATATCTCGCCTTTGAACAAAGGATCAAAGGAAGGCAGCTTTATGTTGAAGAACAGGTATTGGGACAGCTAAACCTTGAGATTAAATTAACATTCCCGGCAAGTTTACAGACTGACGCAGTAAGTGACACACCATCAGAGACCGACCAAGTGGAAGAAGAACCGCAAGAACAGGCTATACAGCCAAACGATACGGCCGAAGAATTAGAGGGCAAACAAAGAAAAATAAATCAATAGTAATAACGGCAATAATCGGCATAGTTGTTTTAGAGATCGCGGCGTTGATGAACGGAATAAACGGAACAATCCTAAAGATAGTAATAGCGACCATTGCACTTCTCGCAGGGGTAGCAATACCAACGCCTAAGGGGTTGATGTAATATGGGAAAGATAGGCGGAGCAGTACAAAAAAGGAAACCAAGACAATATCGTCCAATACCGTCACCAATACCAACACCACCACCACCCGGCCCCAGAAGACCATCATCAGGGGGCGGTGGGAGTGCAGGGCCAACAAGAGGACCAACCTCACAAGTAGATATGTCTAAAGTACCTGTAGTCGGTGAAACAAAAGTGGATATGTCTAGAGTACCTGTAGCTGGTGATACACCAATAGATATGCCAGGCATACCAATAGCTCCTGAATCAGGAGTACAATACTCTTATGAACAGATAAGCAGAATAAAAGAAGGAATTTTGAAAGTAGATAACGCAACATATTCTTCTGTAATGTCCGGGCAGATAACAGGAAAGTCACCAGAAGAGATGGGCGTTACACCCTGGGAGCATACAAAAACATTTTTAGGAATCGAGAGTTTAGGGCTGGAACATTATTTAGTAGCATTAAGTGGATTTGGAAACATCGGCAAGATCGGAAAAATACCAAAGACAGCCACGCCTATAGGGAAACTAACAGCAGGCCTGCATCAAGCAAATACAAAAACAACCAGACTAAGCGCAAACTGGCTCACCAAGATAATATCTAACATAAATACAAAGACCATAACCACAGTAAACCAGGCAACAGGAAAAGCAAGGACTGTCCTTGTAACAACCAACGCAGGAGTATCCCCAGCTAAGATAGCAGGAATAATCGTAGGAGGGATAACAGCTACAATAGGGACTAAAGCCTGGGCGCAGCACCTTAAAGTAGATAATCTTATAGGCTCATTATCCATAGCAGCAAGAGACGCAAGAACAGCAGGGCTGCCAGAAGAATCAGAAAAAGCACAAGCCATGCTGGACGATGTTTTAAACCCGTCTACATGGGACGTTATCTTTGAAAATATTGCAGGTGTCAATGTCCTGGCAATAGCTGGAAAAATAGTGAAACAGTCTATACTCACCAATGAAATAAACAGAGCAATCAATAACGACCTCAGGATCCAGCAGGAAACAGGAGAATCAGAAGACGAGAAATGGGCGAGGCTAAAACAGGAAGAAGCAGACCAAGAAAAATCTGCTGTCGATTATTACAATGATGAAAGAAAGAAGCTGGTGATATGGGAGCAGGAAGCTTATACAAAATCGAGAAAAGAGCAAAATGCAGAAAACAAAAAGCTGTATATAGAAGAAGCAAGATTCTGGGCTGAACAAAGAGCGCTGCAAAGAGAAGAAGAAGCCAAGGACAGAAGAGCTATTGCGGCATTCTGGCTAAACTACAGAAAACAAGCGCAGGAAATGTCAGACAATAACACACCATCTAATCTAAATTTCGGATTATTATAAATGGAGGGTACAATGGCAGAAGAAAAACCAGAAAAAACAGAAGTTGAAGATGATCCAGTCAAAGAAGAAGGCCCGGACACAGAAGAGGACGAGGGCAAAGCTAAATCCAGGACAACTATTAACGACGCTAATCTCGCAGCTAAAAGGCTGGAAGAAGCGACAGCAGCGCAGAAGATAGAGAATGACAGGACAGAAGCTATGAAAGTCCAGGAAACACTATCAGGAAAAGCAGAAGCAGGGTCAGGAAAAAAGGAAGAATCACCCGAGGATTATGCGACGAGGATAATAGCAAATGACATCGAAACCAAACCAGCAGCCTAAAGACTTAGACGTGAAGATCGGCTCTAAAATAGAGGCCAGATGGACAACTGTCAGGGATAAAGCAAAGGCAGATATTGAAGAGCTGGAAATGTCAATCATAATAAACGAAGCAGTCATAGCACAGGCAGACACGATTATTGCAGAGGAAAAGGAAAAGTTTAAATAGAAGCTATACCAGCATACTAATTATGGGAGCCAACACAGTAGCAAAACTTATGGTCGAAACTGAACTGCCTATTATGATGACCTGTGCAGACGCAGCCATACCTAAGGGAACGATTTTAAAATTATCCGGAGCATTAACAGTCGCAGCATCCTCATCCAATGAAGATGTTTTCGGCGGAATCGCAGCAGAAGAGAAAATCTCAGGAGATGGCAAACTATCAATAGCAGTATTTAGAGGCGGAATATTCAAGGTAGAGGCTGGAGCTGGAGATGTAACAATCGGGCTACCAGTAGGGATCATAGCAGCAAATAATTTTACAGATTATGCTACCTTAGATGATGAAAAAGGAGCAATATTTGGAGTAGCTCTATCAGCAGCATCAGACACTGAATTCTTTTTATTGGATTTAGGGAGAAATACATAAAATGACATACGACACAGCAGCCGAAGGAGATATAAGGGGAATCAACATCGACAAGCTCGCCAAAGGTTTTGGCGAACTCACACCAACATTCAAGAATTATGTTACTACATCAAAAACAAGCTCAAGAGAGATCAGATGGTACAGGAAAGGGCTAACATTAGCA